CTATAAGCAGCCTTAGCTTCTCACCGTCATAGGAGTTATCTGAAGTATTACTCCAGTCTATCGACGTGTCAAGACCTTCTAGGTTGGAGTTGTCGCTCTCGTACATGTTCTTCTTGGTAATCTTAGAAGCCGGCACACGATACGCTAGCTCAGTCTTAGGCTTGTCCATACCGTCCATGATTGGCTTGAAGAAGAATGGGTAGTTGTTAGAGATCGGAACGACCTTGTCGGTGAACATCGTCTTAGCGTCACCTCCTGTCTTTGAGCATATACCAATCCTTGCGTTCTTAGCTAGAGTGGCAACGTTTACAGACTCTGCAGACGCCATGAACGAGAACCCGGAGCGTCTAATCTTTAGGTAGACCATTCCAAAGCACCTGTCGTCGGCCTTGCACGCCTCCCAGAATATAAAGAATATCCTGTTAGCCTCCCTAAAGTCTGGGTGGCCGACGTCTATCCTTGTCCACTGAAGGTACATATAGTGAGATCCTGTTATATAGGTTGGTACTCCATTATTCATAAAGAACATCCCGTCCTCCCTCCTAACAAACTCCTTCTCTATGTGATCAACCCACTTCGCCTTAAAGTCCTTTGGCATGCTGTGCCAGTGAAATATAGACTTTACATTTGCTAGCTCCCTTGAGTACTCAGATGGCTCCCAGTACTGTTCCTCCTTGGACCTACTCCTTGAGTATGAATCACCGGAGAAAAGAGGAAGTGCAATGTTAATTCCGTTTATGTTATATATCTCACCTATGGTTCCATCCTTAGAGATTATAACAACGTCATACTTCTCATCATATCCATAGGCCCACTGCCTCTTCTTATTCTTAGATAGCAGTACACCTCTCGGTATTATATCGCTGACTACGCTGTATAATCTACTTAGATCTTCCCTCTGCGAATCCCTTGATTGCTGGTTCTTTTTGTTTTGATTGGCCATCCATTAACTCCTTTTCAGATTCGATTCTACTTAATATAGTGAAGGCATCTTCTATCGCAAGCCTTTTTGTTGCGGCTGCATTCTTTAGCTTGTCTGCCGAAAGGTCATTCTCGTCACCTACTATAATAACCTCCTCGGCCACCTTAATAAGTTCCTCTACAGCCTTGTACCCTGCGTTTATAATTTTTTCCTTTAATTCCATTTTATTGTAATATTTTTAGTGAACATCCTATAAAGCGTCTCACCATCTATCACGAATTCATACTCGCTATCAGGTTCAAAAGAAACCTCGTCTCCTTCGTTAACTCCTAAAGCACTAAGCTCTTCGTTGCCGTATTTAACAATACCTAATAGATTTTCATAAACACCGTTCTTTTTTAAGTAAGATTCACGAGTTGTAACTGGTTTTACAAAGCAATACCTTGAGTGAGTCTTCCACTCACCGTCGTGCTTATACATAAAGTACTGGTCATCATCAACAAAGAACAGGTCGTCCTTTAGGAAGCTCGTTCCGCTCCTCTCTTGGCCCTTCATGTCGTAGTAAATCTTGAATGTGTTGTGGTGCACGACCAGTATGTCGCCAGGAACTATCTCTCCGCTGTAGTTATTAGGAACAGAGATGACCTCGGCAAACCTATTAGCTGCCTTGTGATCCTCCTGGGATACGCTTGTGATAAAGTTAACGTCGCCGATACTCTTTACATTGTCATACCTTCTTCCGTCAAGTGGCCTAACGACAAAATAAAATGGCGATTTCATTAAAAGTCAATATTGTTCTCTGTAGAAACAGGCATATTCCTGTTAAACTTCTTCCACTTCTTAACCTCGTCATCCTTTTCCACCCATATTTCAAATTCTTCGGTGTCGTTATTCTGTCTTATGCAGCTTATCTTATGGGTTCCGTTAAGAACCTCCTGGCCCACTATGTAGTGCATAGCGCCGTTCTTGTAGTCGGCGCCGACCGATATCTTTCTTATTAATTCCATTTGATTTTATTTTAATTATAAACCCTTATCTCTAGGTACATATTTAGACCATCAACCCCTGAAACTCCGTCGTTCTGACTTATAGCGATTGTATCATTTCCGGCTCTTGTCATGTATATATTTCTTACATATGAGTCGTTATCACTAAACTTACAGTACTCCCTATTAGGGAAGAACGTCTTAGTTCCAGGAAATGCACCTGTTAATGTACCTGTAAAGTTACCTGCACTACCCCTAACCCATGTAATATTTCCTACAGTGTTCTCATATTCAGTAGTTATAACTGGATTGTTTTCTCCTGACTGAGAGAAGAATACAGAGTAAACCTTGTAAGGTCTAGCTCCAGCACCGATCGGCCCCTGAGGTCCTGTTGGACCGGCTGGGCCTGCAGGACCTACTGCGCCTTGAGATGCTAGTAGAGCCCAGTTGGTAACATCTAAATCTGGAGTAATTGCTGATGGAGGTGTGTCGTTAATACAAAAGTAAGAGGCTCCTGAGTATCCAACAGCCTCGTCTTGAACATAAGACGCGTCTGAAGACCATTCTCCTCGCCACTCTAACCCAGCAGGTCCAGCAGGTCCCTGTGGACCTGTCGGACCGGTATCTCCCTGAGGCCCAACCGGCCCCTGGTATATATTTCCTATCAAGTCAATTATGCTCCCGATAGAAAAGTTCTTGGTTATGTCAGAGTTGTTCTTATCGGTTCCTATCAGTAGGTCATCAACCTCCGGATTTGATATTACCGAGTACTCGCTAATTTTCGTCATATTCTCCTGTTTCTAAGTTTACCTTTACGTTCCCGTACTTCTCTAGTAGTTCAGCCTCTAAGCTTACAAATTCAGATGAAAAACCTTCCATCTGATTAAATACAGAGTTCTTCTGATTTTCGATATTCCTTTTAGAAATCTCTAAGTCTGCCAACCTGCTTCTAAGGTCGTTAAATTTTTTATTTAAATCTCTTAACGACTCTAACTCTTTTTGTTCTATTTTTTTCATTTTATTAAATTTTTACAAAGATAATAAATAATATTGATGCTACAATACCACCCCATGCTCCTGCAAAGACATCATACCAATCAAATATTGCTACTCCTTTATCTTCAAGATAACCTTCTCTAATAAGATTTCCTGTATGACCTAGAAACCACCCTGCTACAATAGCTACAAAAATTGGTGGATAGAATGCCATAAAGAAATAAGCAAACGTCATAATAGCAAGAACGATACCTAAAGTTAGAAAAAAATGTAAATAGTATCTATTCTTTATAAAATTCTTTCCAAATATTCTTGGAGGACTAACTAAGAAGTTAATTGCGTTTTTTACTAGGCTTTTAAATGCTGTTGATTTCATAGTTTTAAATTTGAAGCATCAATAAATAAATTATCAACTTGAGCATCACTCATTTGTAATATTTGCTGAATTAAAATAACAGTATTACTATTTCTTTCAATGTAATTTCCATATTCCAAATAATCTAAAGCCATAGATTTTAAAGGATCATCCATTTGATTAATAGCGTAAATTATACTATCAAATAATTGCATTTTTTTTAATAAAATACGCATTGACCAAAGCGGTACTTCTAAAGGTACTAATGATTTTCTAAACTCAGCCATATCTTCATCTGTGGCGCTTTCATAAACCTCAAGTGTTTCTGGGTTTACTTTGCCTTTTACAAAATTATAATTATCAATGTAAATAGCATTTTCAGGCTCTTGACCTTCTTCAAAAAATTGAGCATAAGCAATCTCAAAATTTTCATTATATAAGTGATACAATTTCATATTAATTTTTTCCTAAAATTGAAAAATTGTGAGTTAATGAATCAGTTGATGTGTTCGGTTGTGCTGTCAGAATCCAATAGTAAGTCGTATTTATATTGTAAGTAGATGTTGTTAAAACACCCCCTGTTGTTGTAACATCTGATAACGCATTTGAGCTTCCTAAAAGACTTAAAACATTGTCTTTTATAAATATTTGTTCCCTTATAAAAGGTTGTACGCCTGTATTTGCATTAATTGTTACTTGAGCTATCGCTACTGGACTTCCACTTAAGTTATTAACTGTATTTAGATACAATTTCAATGCGCAAGTGCCAACTCTTGGATTTCTGCCAAACCTAGATTTAAAAGATAAAATTGTATTATTGGAAATAGAGTTTGCCAATACTTCTTCTGCGTAAATAATAGTTTCACTAGTAGTACCTGTAACAACGGTTTGAGTAGTGTTTTTAAAAACAGTCGTTTTGTCTTGTTTGCTGTTTATTTGATTTTGAATGTTTGAAGTAACACCGTCTAATCTTTGAAACTCAGCATTACTTACGCTACCGTCGGCAATTTTATCGGCATTTAAATTATTATTTTCCCATAAACCTAATATAGAGTTATAAACAAGTGCTTGACCGTTTGTTGGCGACGTAATATTTACATTATGAAGCTCATCAAGCTCCCAACCATTCATAATTTTTACATATAGTTTACCATGTACGGCATGTGCATATTCAACATATCCTATCACAACTATATGACCTGGGGCTGTAGGTTTAACATTAGTTAAAGATCCTGCCACGGTAGGAGAAAGATATACTACATCACCATCATTCCAAGTTTCTCCCTGTAATGATCCTGTTGTATTTATACCTTCTAATTGCCCTACGGTTAATATGAATCCTTCTTGGTTAGTTGGAATTGTCTCACATACAAGACCTATTGTATCTGCTGAATTATTATCGTTATTTGCTTGAGCGTATGCAACGGCGAGTCTTTGCCCTTGAGCACCACTTACTCTTACAGCTTGATATGCTGCCTTTGTTAGCGTAGTGTTTGGCGTAACCTTATTAACTACCCTTGCAACTAAGTCTACTCCATTTTTTAATATAACACTGCCGCCTTTTAAAGTAGTTTCACTACTTCCAATAGTATTATTCCATCTTGTTGTTCCAACAGCAGCGGTTCCTGTTGGAGATACATCTAATGTAAGTTGACCAGCTTTCAATTCAAATTCACCTAAGTCAACATTTTGAGTAGCGCCGGTGTAAGGCACATATCCTGATACCGATGGTATTGTTGGATAAGCTATTTGTTTGATGTTACCTGAAGAATCCCTCAATAAAATAAAGTCAGATGTTGTGCCTGCGTCAGGTGTTTGAGCAAATTGTATCTTACCTGAAGACAGAACCCTAAGTCCTTCGTTTCCTGCTGTACCAGCTTTTAGTGATACATATCCGGAAGTAGATTTAGATGATATTTCAAAGCCTAATGCATTGCTTGAATTTATCTCGTTAGGTTGCGATATACCTGGATTTCCAAGTTCAAAATCAATTCTATTTGTAGTAGCGCGCTGTAATCTAAGCCATATATTTGCACCTGGATAAAAACTTACAAAGTTAGTACTTGAAATCGAGTATCTACCCTCTGCACCGGTATCTGAGAAGTTACTATTACCTATTGTAACTCCATTAGGTGTAAATCTTGGTATTCTATTTATAATTCCTCCACCGGTAATTCCGGTGTCAGGAGGAGAGGATACAACGTATGCTGATCCATTCCATGTATAAAATAAACCGGTGTCTAATGCTATGTAAATCACACCAATAGTTCCAGTTGCCGGGAATGACGCCAAGTCAGGGTACTCCTCTACCTCCTCCTGAGTTAGATATCCGGCCGGGTTTGAATTTAATGGATACGCGTTATCATCAACATAACTCTCTGTTGCAATAACAGATGAATCCCCTGACGGCCAGTAGTAATCTATACCGTTATTTACTATCCTGTTGTAATAAATTATAGAGCTACCTCCGCCAGTATTTATAAATTGTATCCCTATATCAGTAGCAGTATTTCCGTTAAGTAACGTCTGCTGAAGGTCTTGAGTTCCACCGGATCCGCCGGTGTTTTTATCAACAAGGCTAATAGATCGGA